CACAAGACCTTAAGGCAATCCACGGTCTTGATGCTGAGCAAGAGCTTGCCAACATTCTCTCTTCGGAGATTCTTGCTGAAATCAACCGTGAAATTATTCGCACAGTTTATTTCGTTGCTAAGAAAGGCGCTCAGCAAAATGTTGCTAACCAGGGAATTTATGATCTTGACATCGACTCAAATGGTCGTTGGATGGCAGAAAAGTTTAAGGGTCTTCTATTCCAGATTGACCGCGACGCTAATGCTATCGCTCAAGAAACACGTAGAGGAAAGGGCAACTTTATCATCTGCTCAGCAGACGTTGCTTCAGCTCTCAACCTAACTGGCGCTCTCGATTACGCTCCTGCTCTCAGCACTTCAATGAATGTTGATGACACTGGTAACGTATTCGCTGGCACCCTCAACGGTCGTGTTAAGGTATTCATCGATCCATACGGTGCTCCTGTTTACACTCAAGGTGCTTCACCCAAGCACTATTATGTGATGGGTTATAAGGGCACTTCCCCTTATGATGCTGGTCTATTCTACTGCCCATACGTGCCTCTCCAAATGGTACGTAGCATTGGTCAAGATACATTCCAGCCTAAGATTGGATTCAAGACTCGTTACGGTATGGTTGCTAACCCATTTGTTACTGTTGATGGTAACTTTGGATCTGCTCCTACTGGAGAGGCAATGAATGCTAATTCTAACCAGTACTACAGAAGAGTACAAATCATCAACCTTTCCTGATCACTGGTTGATACCCAAGACCTCCCAAAAAGGGGGGTCTTTTTTTATGTCTAAATATTTAAAAAGCAATTTTACTATGGCTTCAACTTGGTATAATGATCAACCAAAAAATAGAAATTTTCTATCACCTGTAGGATTTAAACTAGAATTAGATTTATTTCCATCGGTAGATTTTTTTTGTCAAACTGCACAGATTCCAGATGTCGCTGCTACATTCATAGAAGTGCCAACTAGATTTCGCCCCGTGCCAATTGCTGCAGCAGGAGGTGTTAAGTTTGGTGATTTAAGAGTCAGATTTATAATTGATGAAGAAATGAAAAATTATTTGTCAATATATAACTGGATCGTAAAAAATAATTTAGCAGAAGAAATGGATACTAAAGCAGATCCAGATTATTCTAATGGGGAATTAATAATCTTAAACAGTAATAATAATGCAAATATTTTTGTAAGATACGATGATTTATTTCCTGTAGATTTATCTGAAGTTTCTTTTGATGTGGGTGATAGTGATCTACAATATATTACAGCAGATGTTACTTTTAAATTTACAAGATATCTATTTTTTGATAAACAACATAGGAGTCTTAAATGAAGTTTGATGATTTGAAAACACTATTTGATCATGTTAAATCAGAATGGCAAGAAGATTCACATATCGATTTCCAATTCAAAAACAAACAATACACCGCAGATCTTGCACAAATCTCGCTAGACATACCTTACCAGCACAATAAATATTTAAACTTCTACAACGATTTCTCAACAGAAAAGACAGCACTGGAATTCCAGTATCGTATGAAGTTAAAACAAAAAAGAGAATACTATCAAGGAGAAGCTGATCCTGAAATTTATAAAGACAAACCATTCGGGCAATCCATTAAAACATCCGAGAAGATGAAAGTATATCTTGAGGCGGATGAGGATTTAATTAACATTGAAATGAAGATAGAGTTTATTAGTAAGGCACTCTACTTTTTGGATAATATTCTTAAGATGATATCCAATAGAAGTTTCCAGATTAAAAACGCTATTGAGTGGGAAAAATTTATTAACGGTAGCACTTAATGAATAATTTGATAATCAAAAAGAAAAATGAAGTTTTTTTAACAATTGAAGCAGATCCACATGTGCATTATGAATTAGCAGATTATTTTACTTTTGATATTCCAAATGCAAAATTCATGCCGCAATATAAAAGCGGTATATGGGATGGTAAAATTCGTTTGTATTCTCCTGGCACAGGAGAGATATATTGTGGATTAATCAGTCATGTCAAAGAATGGTGTGAGATTAGAAACTATACTTTTCTTCTTAAAGAAAATAAATTTTATGGAGATGTAGAAGAAATAAATGATTATATAACACCTGAAGGTGTTAAAGGATTTATGAGCGCTATATGTCCAAACCACTCTCCAAGAGATTATCAAATTAACGCAGTATACGAGTCGCTAACAAATAATCGTAGACTCCTTCTTTCTCCTACTGCATCTGGTAAATCTTTAATGATTTATTCTTTAGTTAGATATTATTATCAATCAGAATATTTAAAAACTGGAAAGAAGACATTGATTATTGTGCCAACTACTTCTTTGGTTGAGCAAATGTATACTGATTTTTCTGACTATGGTTGGAATGTAGATGAAACGTGTCATCGTATTTACGGTGGTAAAGATAAAAATGTAGAGAAAGCAGTTGTCATTTCTACTTGGCAATCTATCTACAAGTTTCCTAAGCGTTGGTTTGATGATTTTTCCTGTGTGGTTGGAGACGAAGCGCATTTATTTAAATCCAAATCTCTTACCAGTATAATGACAAAGCTTCATGAAGCAAAATATCGTTTTGGTTTTACGGGCACCCTTGATGGATCAGCACCACATAAATGGGTATTGGAGGGATTGTTTGGCAAATGTAATCGTGTTACAAAAACAGAAAAATTAATTAAACAAGGTCATTTGTCAGACTTTCGTATCAAAGTATTATTACTTAAGCATGAGAGACAAGAATTTTTTGATTATCAATCTGAGATTGATGCCATTGTAGATCATACAAAACGCAATCGATTAATTAAAAATCTTGTGCGTGATTTAGAAGGCAATACATTAGTATTGTTTAATTACGTAGAGCGGCACGGAGTGCCACTTCATAAATCTATAAATAGTGTTGTCAAAGAAGGTCGTAAGGTCTTCCTTGTCTATGGCGGTGTAGACACAGAAGAAAGAGAAGAGATTAGAAGAATCACTGAAATGGAAAATGATGCAGTGATTGTAGCATCATACGGCACATTTAGCACAGGTATCAACATTCGCAATTTACACAATGTTGTATTCGCATCTCCTTCTAAATCAAGAGTGAGAAATTTACAATCGATTGGTAGAGTTTTAAGAAAAGGTGACAATAAAACTTACGCAACTCTTTATGATATTGCTGATGAATATTGTAGGACTCCTCAAAAAAATTATACTTTGAAACATTTAGACGAAAGATTGAAAATATATGAGGAAGAAAATTTTAACGTAGAAATAATAAAAATTGATCTAAGGTAAAATGGAAGAAGAATTTTACGCATCAATTAAACTTATGTCTGGCGAAGAAATCGTTGGTAAAGTATGTTATGATGCAAACGATGATGTTGTTATAGTAAATAATCCAAAGAAAGTAAATCCAATTCAAATGAAACAAGGCAAGACTACAGTGTCTGGATTCACATTTGAAAATTGGGTTACTGCTACTTATGATGATTTATTTGTTATCAAGAGAGATCACATATTAACAATGACTGAGTTAGACTCTAGGATTCAAAAATTTTATGAATTATCTTTGACTGAAAATCCTAATGAATCAGTAGTTAAAATAGATGCATCAACTCAAGCAGGATACTTATCATCTACTGATGATGCAAGAAAAGTATTAGAAACAATCTATAATAAGAGCTGAATCTATAGATGTATTTTTGAAGCGCATCACTGCTATTATACATGGAATTGAGAGTCTTGTCAAGCTACTTGCATAACGGTTGACAATTGTGTTATAATTCAATCAACCAGGTATACGGTATGACAAAAAGAAAAAGTGAAAATTACGTAAATAACAAAGATTTTCTCGATGCTTTGATGTTGTATCGTAAATCGGTTGAGGCAACATTTATTCAGAAGTATGGTAGAGAGCCCACAAAGGACGATCGATCACAAACTTGGGATACCAAACCTCCTATCCCTCGTTATATTGGAGAGTGTTTTCTTAAGATTGCTACGCATTTATCATACAAACCAAACTTTGTAAATTATATGTTTAGAGAAGATATGGTTTGTGATGCTGTAGAAAATTGTCTACAGTACATTCATAATTTCAATCCAGAAAAATCAACAAATCCATTTGCTTACTTTACTCAAGTTACCTGGTATGCTTTCTTAAGGCGTATTGCCAAAGAGAAAAAGCAACTAGAAATCAAAAGTAAAATTCTTGAGAAGTCGGGATTTGATGAAGTTTTGTATACAGATAATTATGGCGCTGATATGGCAGGATACAATAGCAGTTATTCTGATATGAATAGTATCAAAGAAACACTTGAGATGAGATCTAAACGATGACAGTAGCATTAATTACAGACCAACATTTAGATGGGAGAAAAGGCAGTGTTGCGTTTTGGGAATACTTCAAAAAATTCTATGACGACATCTTCTTCCCCACTCTCGAAAAACACGGAATCAGAACTATTATTGATCTTGGTGATACGTTTGATAATCGTAAGGGGATTGATTTTAATGTTTGGAGCAGGGTGCGTCAA